GGAAATTAGATTTCTCAGTCTTGATACCTTTATTCCAAGAGGTAGATAACCTCGATTTGTGTTTCAGAGGGGGTAGGTTAAGATATTTAAGTTTGTCTGGTATAGATTCATTAATATCTATAGAATCTATACCATACTTATTTTTCATTATTTTAACTAATATAATTGCCTCGGACTTCGTTAATCCAGATTTATATTTTCTTACACTATTGTCATGATTTCGATCTTTGGTGTAGAATATATGATATATTATCCCCCCATCATTAAATGTATAATATACAGCCCATGTTCTCGGTCTTCCCATCGCATTATAGATTATCTTTACACATTGTTTGAACTATATTTTTCATTGGAATTGATTGTTCTGAGGGATCTATTTCAACATTTAATACATAGGATTCGGATTCATCTGCTATTGCCATTTCAAATACCTTTTTAAATTGGACCGAATCTTGTACATGGACACCAACGCCCCCATTCGTGAGATCCGTAATTTTTTCATAATTCCAATTATGTATATCATTAAATTCGCCTTCCATAATAGCTTTTTCAGTAGAATACCCCCTGTTGTTAAGTATAATTACGATAGTGTTTAAATTATTTCTAATATGTGTTGAGAATTCAGATCCGGTCATTTGAAATGCGCCATCCCCAACAATAACAATGGGTCGTTTATTTGGTTTAGCGAACTTAACTCCGACTGCTGCTGGAACCGAAAATGACATAGAAGTATAATATGCCATACACATGAACTGCCCCTTACTTACTGGAACATCAATCATACCAAATAATGATTCGCCTATATCAGATATAATTATATGATCATCTGTCACGAGTTCCCCAATTAAATCAAATACACATTCAAGTTTAGTTGGACTCGAAACCTTGGATGAATCGACTTTTATTTTAGTGGAATCTACAATTTCATTCCATTTATCAATTACCCCAATATCTTGCGCTTTGACATTTTCGAATTTTGTTATAAACGAATTAACCAATTCCCTAAAACCGGAATTTGAATTCTTGAATTCTTTAATAGGTTCGTTATCGAATCTGATACCATCATCCATATTAATAGAAATATCGGCGATGAAAGAAAATGATTCTATATCTGTATTAACCATACCAAGGGTGACGATACAATCCGATTCTTTTATTTCATTGATAATAGAGGAATTGGAAAATAATTCAGAAACACAACCAAGGGAATGTGAATCGAATTCTGAAATTGTCGATTTACCTAGAAGTGTTGTAAAAATTGGTATGTTTAATTTTTTCGCGAACTCTAGGATTCGATCTTCTAATGTATTTCTAAACACTTCGTGACCAATGATAAGAACCCTATTCTTTGCATTCACGAATTTATCAAGTCCTTTATAAGGGAGGTCTACGATTTTGGTTTTCTCATTGTAAGGTACATCTCTCCCATATATTGCATAAAACTTAGAGAGATAATGATCGACGCTTCGCATTATGTCTTTATTTGAAAATTCAATATATACTGGTCGTGAATGGTGTCGCATTTGATTTAACGCGAGATGTATCACCGCCATATTGACAAACATATCTTCAGAATCTAAAGTATAAGCATTACATGTTATATTCTTGAAGATCTCTTTTTGTGTATTACCGGTGGAGATAGTATGATGGCGATTTGGGTTTATCTTGAGATCCTCCTCGCTCGGTTTCCCAACAAGAACGACCATGGGGGATTTTTCTGCATATGCCCCTGCCACCGCATTCATAATATTCATTGCACCTACAGAATATGTAATACAGACTGCGCCGCATCCCCGAAGTCTACCATAAGCGTCAGCAGCATACCCAGCCGAATCTTCTCTGGAAACCCCGACATATTCTATTCCGGGATTTTGTTCCATCTCCCTCATAAAATTTAGAGTGTAATCACCAGGAATACCAAATATATGTTCCGCACCATACAATCTGAGTTGCTTAATTAAAAAATGTCCTAAATTCATATATTCACCTTTTTTTAAATTATTACATATTATTTAATCGACACTCGCGTGTGGAACCTCTTTTATCGTATTTATAATGATAGTAGACGATACTGAAACACTTATTTTATAAATATTAATGAAATATGATGAATGTGATGAAAAACTATATAATCGGATTAAATAACACACAAAGGAGAAAACTATGGCTTTTCAAGTTAGTCCCGGCGTATTAGTCCAAGAGAAAGATTTAACAACTATAATTCCAAATGTATCTACATCAATTGGCGGTATTGTTATAGTGGCTGATAAAGGCCCCTGTGACACCATCGTAACAGTTTCGACCGAAGCTGAATTGGTAGATAATTTTGGTAAGCCAAATAGTTCTAACTCTGCATCTTGGTGGACAGCCGCAAACTTTTTAAAATATTCAGGCACACTGAAAGTAGTTCGTGCAATTGATGAAACCGCAGCACTCAATGCATCGGGAACAGCGGGTATATTAATTAAGAATGATGATATTTGGGAAAATACTACATTAACCGCAGTTGGTGATTTTGCGGCAAAAACCCCCGGAGTATGGGGAAACAACCTTAAAGTAGATGTATGTCCTTCGGCAGGAGCATTTTCTGGATGGGCACATGAGGGTTTATTTGATATAAAACCGGGTTCAACAGATTATGCTAGTGATCTTGGCGGGGCTGATGATGAGGTTTATATAGTCGTTTCTGATGAAGATGGTGACATCACTGGTGTTGCTGGAACTGTATTAGAAACATTCATTGCTTCAAAATCTTATGATGTTAAGTCTGTTACTGGCGAAGGCATGTATTATAAAGATGTTCTATTCCGTTCATCTAGATATATTTACTGGATGGATCATCCTACAGCAACAAGCGGAACTGCTTGGGGTTCAGCTGTTACTGGTGCTGCATATCTTAGTACAGAAGCAGCTTACTCATTATCATTAGCTAATGGTGTGGATGGAAGTGTTACTACTGGTGATAGATCTGAAGCATTAGACGAATTTAATGATGCTGATACAGTTGATCTTAATTTATTAATATCGGGTGATGCAGATTTGGTATTTGCTAAAGATTGTCTTGATGTTGCAGCAACTCGTAAAGATTGCCTAGCATTTATTTCTCCATTAATATCTGATGTTGTTGGAGTTTCTAACTCTGCAACACAAACAACTAATGTGACTGATTATTTCAATAATGTCTCAACTGGATTTAATTCATCTAGTTATTCTGTATTTGATTCTGGTTGGAAATATATGTATGACACATATAATGATAATTATATATGGGTACCATTAAACGGTGATATTGCTGGAACTTGTGCTAGTACAGATGATGCAGCAGATCCTTGGTTCTCTCCTGCAGGAATGAGTCGCGGTAATATTAAAGGTTCTATTAAGTTAGCCTTTAATCCAACTAAGACTCAAAGAGATACTTTATATAAAGGTCGTATCAATCCAGTAGTAACATTTCCAGGAATGGGAACACTACTATGGGGTGATAAGACTGCTCAAAGTAAAGCATCTGCATTTGATCGTATCAATGTTCGTAGACTTTTCATGGTACTTGAGAAAGCTATCTCAATTGCTTCGAGAGCTCAATTATTCGAACTGAATGATGATATTACACGTTCAAATTTTGTTGCGATGACGGAACCTTTCCTTCGAGATGTTCAAGGTCGTAGAGGTATAACTGATTTCAAAGTGGTTTGTGACACATCAAATAATACTGGTGATGTTATTGATCGTAATGAATTCCGTGCTGATATCTATATCAAACCTGCTCGTTCTATTAACTTTATCACTTTAACGTTTGTGGCCACCCGAACCGGTGTGTCATTCTCTGAAGTAGGAGCATAGAATCATGGCTAATATAGAGTTATTTAAAGCAAACCTAACTGGTGGTGGTGCAAGAGCTAATCAGTTTGAAGTCATTATGAACTTTCCTGCAATTGCAATGGCTGGTTCTGCTGGGAGGAAATTTACATATCTTTGTAAATCTACTTCACTTCCAGGATCTACTATTGGTGCAGTTGAAGTTCCATATCGTGGTCGTCTGTTGAAAATTGCAGGCGAAAGAACCTATGATGATTGGGAAACTACAGTATTTAATGATACTGATTTTGATATTCGTAATGCACTTGAAAGATGGATCGATGGAATGGATAGAACACTTCTTGAGATTACTAATGTAACTAATCCATTATTATATCAAACCTCTGCTGAAGTTCATCAACTTGATCGTAATGGAACTAGACTGAAAAGTTATAATTTCTTTGGGTTATGGCCGTCTGTGATAGCGCCAGTTGAACTCGCTTACGACTCAAATGATGCAGTAGAAGAATTTGCTGTAACATGGAAATATAACTATTTCACATCAATGAATCCTATAACAACAATATAATAACAAGTACTTTGTAGGATAATACTGGGGGTGTTAATTCACCCCCTTTTTTATTTGTTCGAAGAACCCATAGGTGATGTATCTATTATTTCTGGCGTTGAATCATTATAAATAATTTCTTTATATTCTTTTTGTGAATTTGGAATAGAATCCCTTATTATCATTAATTCACAGTAATATTTTTCTGATACTTGATGTGCAATAGATTCTATTAACCATTTCCCAGAAACAGTTTTATCCTCTTCTATACTGTCTCCGCTTAATCCAGAAGAAGCTTTGGGTTTAGGTACAAACACAGAAATAACATCCCCAGCCTGAAGACCCGACATTCCGGGAATTGTTAATTTCGCTCGTTGTAAATTCATCGAATTCATTTCAGATTTACGCTGAAGAATGGTATTCTCATAATCGAGTTTATCAAACTGTGGTTTATTATAATATGTTTGATATTGGTGTTCCTCAGACCCAGATACCATATTAACATATGACTCAGGGAAATCTGATAAATTTTTCTTATCCTCTGTTACTGGCCCATCTGGTGAAATTGGATTATCATTTATTTTTATGAATTTTTTATCCGAATCAAAAGAGAATACCTCATGAAAAGAGAAATCAACTTTCCTCCAATTTTTTGATCTGAGATTATGTTTAATTAATGAAGAACCATATGTACCTATTGCAGTATGTCTAAGAACATCACCATTGGATTTAATTTCAAATTCTATAGCTCTTGTGAATTTTTCTGATATGGGTACAGAAAGAGATACCTGTTCTTTTTCAACACGAAAGGTTAACCCCTCTGGTTTAATTAAATCAATATAGATCATCTCTGAAATAGATCTAAAATGAAATGATTTAGTGGTTTGAAAGAATAAGAAGTTTGCATTATCTGCAGTTTTTGCTAACGAAAATTGCGCTAACATATTAATAGCATCTACTGGGGATTTATTCGGAATAATTGTTCTATTATTGTTGTCGGTTTCTTCTAACCATAGAGGATTACCCGAACTCAAATAATCGGTGTATATATCCTTAACCATATCAGAATACTTACCATCAAAAGATCTAGAAATTTTAGTTCTAGCATCTGTTAACATTTCTGGAGCAACCAGAGATAATGTGTATCTCGAGGTATTTTCGTTAATTTTTTCTTGATTTTTGACCTTTGTAACTATGAAAGAAGACTTTATTCTGAATGTAGAACCCTTTGTTCCAAATTCAATATATACGGGTTCAGTACCCGTGATATTTGATGTATTAGCAAATCCCACTCTATCCAATAATGTTATATCGCCTGTAACGAATGTTTTGAATATAGATTCGTATAGGTTAAATGATTCGACCATAGATTTGATATCAACATGTCCAACCTTTGTTGTTATGATAACTTTAAAAAGATCAAACTGCCCCGGTTCTTCTAACTCATTATTCCCAGATAAATCGTCATATAAGGTTATCATAGCAATGATTTAAACTCTTCCACAAAAGATTCAATATACTCGGGTTTTAATAATTTTATTTTATTTTTTTTATCATTAATACGTTCTTCATAGGTATAATTAGTAACAGGGTAATCGGTTGTAATACTAACTACATCTCCATCAGAATCTTCATAATGATGTACTCCACCTGGTTCTATATATTTTCCATGTACAAATTTATTAAATTCCCGTATAGTCATTGGCCAATCATTTGAAACATTAACTATATTATTAATTAATAAAATTACCCAATGCAATTCTGTAGATCCGTACTTATTATAAGCTAAGATTTCTGGTGACTCCGAATCTTTTATATCATATAATTCAAGCATTACGCTGTTATCTGATTTGGATTTAATCAGTGTCAATCTATGAAATATATCAATAACCTTATCATTACCATATTTTATAGTTGGATGTGAACTAAAATACATAATTAAAATCCCTCTTCTATTGTTTCTTGAGTGGTCTTGGCTATTTCTTCAAATGACAAAGTGATTTCAAATGATACAGGAGAATTGTCTCCATAGAATGTATTACCACTATCATCACCATACTTTACATTAACAGATTTACAATAACAAAGATCGTACTTTGGGTAATTTTCATTGATACCATTCCCAGCCATTTGAATAACTTTAAATAATGATGGGAATTTATATGATGTGTAGAACGACATCGCTTCACCTGTAACCTTAGATCTGGATAAACTCGGGGAAGAATATAGACGAAATAATTTTAAAATCTTTTTAGATATTTCCGATTCCTTCTTACTACGAGGAACAAATTTATGATTCATAGAGAATGATCTGGAACCTTCTGGGCCATCGTACTTAAGTGCCATTTTATCCGTTATTGCTTCACCGGTTAAACCACCACTTGATAATTTCTTTTTAGCAAGGTCTACGCCGGCACTTACGGTAGCATCAACACTAAGACCCTGTAAACCTTCTGCACTGCCACCTAACAATCCTGCAACCAATTGACTGGACATTTGATCTATAATACCACCGGCTGCTTCTTGTTTCCAAGATTGATTTTCCGTAATTTCCACCCGTGCATCTGACCCTAATGCTATTGAAGTG